GCCGGCCATGCGCCCGGGGTGTCTGGCCGGGCAGGAGCGGCCACCACCGGCAGTTGCGCCGTCGGGCCGACCCGACCGTGCGTGACCTGCCGTGCAACATCGTCGAACTGTGCGGTTCCGGCACGACCGGCTGTCATGGTTGGGCGCACGCGCATCCGGCGGAGGCGGAACGGTTCGGCTACATCATCCCGAGCTGGCGTGATCCGCTCAGCGTGCCGATACGCGACTGGAACGGCGACTGGTGGTGGCTGCTGGATGACGGCACGGCGCAACGGCTCACGCAAATCGAAATCATCGAATGGCAAAGCAATTGGAAGGAAGAATCATGAGGAAACAGGACAAAGACCGGAATGGGAAGCCGGAGGCGCTGCTCTGGCTCGACTTCGAAACGACCGGCACGGACAGGAATGACAGCCTGCCGTTGGAGGTCGGCATGGAATGCACCGACGTGCTGGGCGAACATTCGTTCGGATCCCTGCACCGCATCATCAGACCATATGATCTCGACCTGTTGGACATGAGTCCGATAGCGTTCTCCATGCACACGGACAACGGCCTCCTGTTCGAACTGCTGAACGGCTCCGACAGGAACGACTGCGTGGAAGCGGTCGCGAATGCCGTGGAGGAGTATCTCGACTCCCTCGCGCAACGCTTCACGCTGGTTCCGGCCGGAACGAACGTGGACTTCGACATCGACTTCCTCAAACGCCTGGGCCTGGCCCCGGACAGGTGGCTGTCCTACCGCAAGTTCGACCTGACCACGCTCCGCCGGTATTTGAGGTTCATCGACTGTCCCGAGGATCCGTACGAGGGGCATCGTGGATCGCACAGGGTACGCGACTGCATCCGACGCGACATCAACGACTACAAGTGGTACCGCAAGCTTCTGAAGGGAGCATGGTGATGACAGCGGTCTCCATGATGCTCCTGTGCGCGGCCGTCCTGATCGCTTGGATCGGAGGCCGGCCATGACGGTCCAGACGCATATGGCGTGGCGGTACCGGAATCCCGCCGACCTGATCGGCCGTCGATGCATCGCGCTCACCGGCATGGATGTCACGTTGGACGGCCCATTGGATCTGATCCGGTTGAGTCCGGTCCACGCGGTCCTGAAATACCGGGGCATAGGACTGCATGTCATCGACTGCGACCTGCGCCACCATACGAACAAAACCTCGGACGGCATCCGCGCCGTCGTCATCACGGAAGGCAAACCATGAAAAACACCACATCGCATGCCAGGAAATGGCATAGGACCAGTCCATGCCCCTACTGCGGTACGAGAAAACCCGGCATCGAACCCTACGCCCGGATCATCGGAGCCACGATGCACTACCTCTGGATCGCCAGATGCCATGGATGTCCGAACGCCATCTGGATCAAAACACCGGACGACAGCATCAAAACCGCGATCCGCGGATGGAACAGATACGCCAACGGCGAATGGCGCAAACACTAGGAGGAAACGAAATGAGAAAAACAACACGCATCACACTCGCCATCACCGTCATATGCATGGCGCTCGCCGGATGCGGAAGCACGTCGGAGCCTTCCACGCCAGCACATGCGGTCCGGTCCATCGACTCGCAGTGCTCCGCCGGGGCCGACGTATTCACGGAATGCGTCGTCACCCTGACCGACACGAGGCAAGTGGACTGCATCGTCTACTCGACGAACGGCAAGCAGGCCGGCCTGTCCTGCGACTGGGCCCATGTGAGCGGCGCGGACAAGGAGCCGGCAAGATGAGCTACAACGTCGTCACCACGGAAGGCATCAGAACGTTCGAGAACATCGACGATGCTGGCGACTACGCGCAGGCCATGTCCCTGAGGACTGGCGAGCCGGCCAAGGTGTTCCATGCCGAGACCGGACTCGTCGCATTCACCGTCCGCCCAACCACGAAGGACACGAAATGAGAATCAATTTCAACAGTAAGGATGGCGTTTTCGCCATCAAAGCCGAAAACGAAGAGGAAAAAACCCAGCTCAAAACGTCGGCGGTCGCCATCTGCAATCTCATCATCGATTTTTTCGACGGTGAAGTCCAAGAAATGAAGGCGGCGAAGGGATGAAACGCATCACACTCAAGGACACAAAATGAGCAATCGAAGTTATTTGGTGCCAAGGCCGCCAGCGTTCGACCATGAGCATCCCAGACCGAAGGAGGAAGGCGAGGTGCTGTACTGCGGAAATTGCCAAAAATGGTACGTATCATGGTTTCCCCTCACCGAAGTCAAAACCATATGGGGCCGCCGCCCCGAATGGTGGATACGCATCTTCCACCGCAAACCATACGAGACGATCATCCAGCAAATACGAAGGGAAACGAAATGAAAGTGAAGAAAACCCTCATGGACATGATCATCAAATGGCATCAGGCCGGATACAGCCTCGATGAGATCTCGCCACTGGTTCCTCAAGTCCCCAAAGAGGAAATCAAAGCGATAATCCAACAACACCACGAATAACAAAAGAACCCGACCTTCCGGCCGGGCTCCTGACACCACCAGAAGACTACCACGCCGGAGGGAATCGAACAAATGAACGAACAAAACAACGAATCCCAACCAACACCAAACCAGACACAACCACCACAAAACAACCAAAACAAGCCAGCGCTCGCCGGCATGTGCCGAGTGTGCGGCGGGGAGTGCCGTATCCAGGCCACGATGTGCGACAAGTGCGAGACCGCTTTGAGGGGATGGATCCACGACTATCCGTCATGGATCCAAGCCCTGCGCGAGTTCCTGGATTCGACGGCGCATTACGGAGGCCACCAGCCTGGACGTGTCAACCTGCAGTCCGCGCCCACGCCGATCAGACTCTCGGTCGTTGACCATCTGCAGGAGATCGAGGATGCGGTGACGGCGTTGTGGTGTCGATTGTATGCGCCGCCGGCCATGCCATGGGCCATAAGCATCGCGGTCCCGTCCATCGTCGACATGCTCAAGGCATGCTGGTCATGCCAGCGGTTGAACCGACTGCCGGACATCGGTTTGATCTGGCATGACTGGGAGCGGTTGGCGCGCAAGACGCTGGCCATCATCGACGTGCCACCATCCAGGTACGGCATCGGCAGGTGCCTGAATCCTCTGTGTGGAGTGGAGCTGAGTGCGGAGGTCGGCGCGGTGAGCGTTGATTGTCCGGTGTGCGGCAGCGCTTATCGCGTGGTCGATGTGCGATTGGGTTTCCTGCGGGAGTGCATCGAATCGGGCAGGGCGTTCACGGCGGGGGAGTGTGCTGAGCTGCTGCGCGAATGCGGGTTCCAGTGCAATGCGAATACGATTCGCTCGTGGCGTAAGCGTGGCAGGCTTCAGCCGGCCGGTGAGAACGATAAGGGACGGCCATTGTACAGGCTTTCGGACGTGCATCGGCAGGTGCTGCGCCGCGATTCGATTTGACAAAATCGAAAGTGCAACGCAGAATTGTCAGTGGATTAGAGGGTTCAAACCGAGGTGACTTGGTTTGAACCCTTTTCATATCCGCCATAGATTCTCCTAACTCCCTGGGTTGCAGTCCCGTCCTGTCCGAACGGCATATCGGACACGCTCCGCCCACTCCCGTCAGAGTGGACATACCCCAATGTGGCAGGCAAGCCAATCCCGTGCTTCCGTGATGCGGTGATGCTCAAATCCGCCTGCCGGTATGCCTTCGTAGGAATCAGTGGTAGATCGTACCGGCCGCGAGTCTTTATTGGATTCTCTTCCTTGTGGCCGCGTGTGGACGCGGGTTCGAATCCCGCCGAAGGCACCCATGAAACAAACCCGGGGTAGGGGTATTCGCAGATGATGGGGAGCCCCTACAAGACACGGGAGTGTCCATATACGGGAGCCCCTATACCGGCATTCCAGCAAGCCAACGGCGAAGATAATCATTGATGCATCCATGACACCCCGGGGCTCATACATGTGGGGAGGCCACATGAGCAAGCGGCGTAACGAGCGTGTCAGCAACGGCTGGCGGCGCAGACAGCTCAGGGCAAGAGTGCTGGCCGCATACGACGTGTGTGCCATCTGTGGCAAGCCAGTCGACAAGACATTGAAGACACCACATCCGATGAGCGCCGAAGTCGACGAGCTCGTACCGGTCTCACGTGGCGGTGATCCATACAGCTTCACTAACTGCAGGCTCACGCACCGCAGATGCAACAGGTTCAAGAGCGACAAGACAGACGAACACGCACGAGCGCTGCTGGCTGGCAGACAGGAAGTGAAAGCAAGCTCGATGCCGTTCAAAACGTTCGGAATCTGACTCCGATACCAGGGCGGGGACCCCGGGTATGCCCCCTCCCGGTCGCCTCGGGTGCAGTGCCGATATTTCTCTTGAAATTTAAGCGTAACGAATTGTGTTACGCATACGTTGAATGAAAGGCGGAATATGGCCTTTTTCAAAGCGTCAGCATCTGACATAGAACGATTTAATAAATACTTCAGAAGCACTGACCCTAGTAAATGTTGGGAATGGAACGGTGCTCATCACCCAAAGGGATATGGCACATTCCGTCTGGCAAAGACGTCCGTTCCGGCACATCGCTTCGCATATGCATTGACTCATAACATGTTTATCCCAGATGGGATGGTGATTGATCATATCTGTCACAACCGTTCATGCGTTAATCCAGACCATTTGAGAACAGTAACGGTTCAGGAGAATTCCGAATATCGTGTTTCCTGTAATAAGAACAGCAAATCCGGAATCCGTGGTGTTTACTGGCGTAACGATCGAAAAGCATGGCAAGTTGAGGTTATCAAGAATAGGAAGGCATACAAGAGAGGTCCATTCAAGACGCTTGCACGGGCGGAAGCTGCTGCAACAAGATTGCGCGAAGAACTCGGGTTCCTCACTGGTTTTGGAATGAAGGAAACGCAATGATTTGCGAAGTATGCGGTAAGCAATTTAGGCCAAGTGGTAAGGGCAGCCAACAGAAATATTGCTCCGCGAAATGCAGGCAGAAAGACTATCGGCGTCGGAAAAAGAATCGGCCCGCACAGGACCGGAATGGTAAGCCGCCCGTCAAAGCCGTGGAAACGAAACAGAAGCCGGAAAGGGATCTCGACCAGCGGAGCTTCGAGAGGATGATGGACGGTAGCATGCTGGACATGCTGCGCGCCAACCGTGACCGACTGCAGAAGGCCATGGATGACACGTCCACACCGGCAAACGCACTGCCTGCGATCAGCCGCCAGCTCATCGACGTATGCGAACGCATCGAATCACTCCAGGGCGGAGGTCTGACCGACCTGTTGGACGATGAGGAAGACGAGGTGACGGACGATGTCGGAGCGTCGATTGTCTGAAATCGCCAAGGTCCTCCGCCAGCCGGAAGGCATCGTCGGCAGCGAGTTCACGCGAATCAACAAAGCCGCGCGCAAGGCCGGCATCCGTTTCGACTTGTGGCAGCAGGGCTTCTTGTGGCTTCTGTTCGCCAAGAACGCGGAAGGCAAGTATGCGTGTGGCGCGGACGGCGCCGTGCTGTCCAGCTGCAGGCAGATCGGCAAAACCTTCACCGTCGGCACCGCGTTGTTCCTCAAGGCGATACTCACACCGAACCTGAAAGCCATCTGGACCGCCCACCATACGCGCACCAGCGACGAGACATTCGCGGACATGTGCGAGATGGAGCACAATCCAGTGCTCGGCCGGTACGTGGAACGCATCCGCAGAGCAAACGGCCAACAGGAGATCACGTTCACGTCCGGCAGCCGCATCATGTTCGGCGCCCGCGAAAACGGCTTCGGCCGAGGATTGCACAGCGTGGACGTGGCCGTGTTCGACGAAGCGCAGATCCTCACAGTGCGCGCGATGGACAACATGATTCCGGTTTTGAACACGAGTCCTAACCCCCTGGTCGTGTATATGGGCAATCCACCCAAGCCGGGAGACCAGTGCGAGGCGTTCACGGAGAAACGCATGCACGCGCTGAACCATGACGGAAACCTCCTCTACGTGGAGCTCGCCGCCGACAAGGACGCGGATTCGGACGACCGCGAACAGTGGGCTAAAGCGAATCCCAGCTATCCGAAACGTACAAGCGAACAGGCAATCATGCGCATGCGCAACAACCTGTCGGACGATTCATTCCGTCGTGAGGCGCTTGGCATATGGGACGAGACCGCCACCGCATACGCCATCAGTCCCGACCTGTGGCAGGCCGCGGCCGTCGACGACGTGCCCGAGGGCGGCACGGTGAGCTTCGGCATCGACATGCCTCCGGACAGGAGCGTGCTGACCATCGGAGCCGCGCTACGATACGCGGACGGTTCGGCCATCATCCAGATGGCGAACATCAAGGACGCGTGGCAGGCGGGAACCATGTGGGCCGTGGACTGGCTCGCCGAACGCTGGCCGAAGACCGCCAGCGTGGTCATCGACGCGCAGTCGCCCGCCATGAGCCTGCTGCCGGAACTGAAGAAAGCACATGTGAAGGTCACGGTCACGAACATGCAGGAGATGGGCCGCGCATGCGGCCGGTTCCTCGACATGCTCAAAGCCGGAACGCTGAAGCACCCGCGGGACGAATACCAGCCGCAGCTGTCCGTAGCCGTCAAGGGTGCGACCACGCGCCCATTGGGGCAGTCCGGCGCGATCGCTTGGAACAAACTCGGCAGTGATGTCGACATCACGCCGCTCGTGTCCACCACGCTCGCCCTGTACGGGGCGTTCACGACGCTCCGACATCCCGGAAGACGACAGATCATCGGAGGAATCTAAATGAGCGACATCCAGACAACGGCAGCGCCGGACGGGTGGAAACCTACGGGAGGAGCCGGAACGGTGCCGAAACTCGTCGTGCCGACGCACATCGACGGACTCTCCGGTGAGGAGAACGCGCTGCTGCGCGAACTCGCCGAGGTATGGACGCGCCACGCGAGCCGCAACCGAACACTCACCGCCTACTACGAGGCCAAGGAGCCACTGGTCGATTTTGGACTGACTGTGCCGAAGTCCATCAAGGATCATTATACGCCGCTTGGGTGGGCACGCAAGGCTGTGGATATGCTCGCTGAGCTTTGCGTGTTCGAGGGATTCGTCTCGCCGGGCGTGGACGACCCGTTCGAACTGCAGGACTTCATGAGCCGCATCGGATTCACTAGCGTTCTGCAGCAGGCCATCCAGACTGCGCTCATTCACGGCTGTTCGTTCCTCAGCGTCGTCCGGGACTTCGAAGGAAGACCGCTCATCCGCACGCATACCGCGGAAAGCTCGGCCGCCGTCTGGGATTACCCTGACCGGCGGGTCAGGGCGTGCATGGCCATCACCGACGTTGACGACAACAACGAGGCCACCGGACTCGTGCTCTACATGCCCGACCGCAACATCAGCGTGCAGCGCCGTCTCGGCTACTGGTGGCGTGTGGACGATGAGCAACCCACCATCGACAACGAGTGCAGCGTGTTCCGCCTCGCCTACAAGGCTACCGAGGTCAAACCGTTCGGACGCTCCCGCATCAGCCGGGACGCTATGGCCATCATCGACGGCGCGAACCGCACCATCGTGCGCGCCGAAGCGAATGCCGAATTCTACGCGTTCCCAAAAATCCTGCTGACAGGCACTTCCGAAGAACTCGCCTCGTTGGGCACGGACGACGCGTTAAAGCTTTATATGGGTCGCTACAACATGATCAGCAAGGACATCGACGGGCAGTCCCCGACCGTGACGCAACTGGCCGCGTCGAGTATGGACCCGCATCTGACGATGCTGAAAAGTTGGGCGGCGATGTTCGCCAGTGCGATGAACATTCCAGCCAGCTCGCTAGGCATCGTGTCCGACGCGAACCCGACGTCCGCCGACGCGACCGAGGCGCAACGCGAGGACCTGATTATCGAGGCGCGCCACTGCGACCGCGATTTCGGCGAATCGATCCTGCAGGCGGCACGCCTCGTGGCACGAATGCAGGACCCATCGGTGTCAGACGATGATCTGATGAAACTGCAGGTCGACTGGAAGAACCCCAACACTCCGTCAAGCTCCATGAGCGCCGACGCATTCAGCAAACTCGCCGGCAGCATCGACTCGTTCGCCAACAGCGAGGTCGGCATGACACGCGCCGGATTGAGCCGAAGCGAGATCGTCCGGCTGAAGGCCGACCAGCGCAAGGCTCAAGCCGGACAGGTACTCGACCAGATTCGCGGCATGCGCCAACAGACTGAGCAGACGCAGGACGACGGGGAAAGCCAGACCGACGCTTCCACGCAATCAACTGTTGCGGGGGGGGGGCTGAAGGACAGCTTCGACGCACTGGGAGTAGCGATCAGAGCCGGGGTGACACCGGAATCCGCGGCATCGATGCTTGGACTGAAAGGCATTGAATTTACCGGCATGACGCCGGTCAGCCTCAAACTACCGGAAGGCGGCGGAAATGAGCCCGAACAGTCTGAACCTGCCGCCGGAACGACGCAGAAGGCTTGAACTCGACCTCAATGATTTGTACGAGGATTACACGGACACCATGAGCCGCCTGCAGAAGGAGGCCGGCAACAGTGTCTCGGGCCTCGTCTGGGACGGTGAAAGCCAGGAGCTCATCAAAGCGGAGATCAACCGGTATGCCGACGCCGCCAGCAGGCTCGCATCCGACTACTACGGCCACGTACGCGACCTGTGGGCGCAGTACGGCGGAATCGATATGCCGGAATACGAGCCGCCTTCCATCACCGCCGACCGCGCGGTCTGGCAGATGGAAGGCGGTTTCAACAACACTGACTTCATGGGATTGCACTACAAGGATGTCATTCCAGATGAAAACGGAGCCGTTCACAACAACGCCGGAATAACCATCGACGACCTGTGGCCCACGTTCGCTGACGAGGAGCAGGCGCTGGAATACGTGCAGAATCTGATTCAGACCGTCGGGCGGCTGACCATGCAGAGGGCTGTGGCCAACGATCCCACCAAGCCTCGCTGGGCGCGTGTGCCGCGAGGGGCTAAGACATGCGCGTTCTGCCTTATGCTCGCCTCGCGTGGCTTCGCCTACCTGAGCGAGGACACCGCCGGACGGCAGATGCAATACCATACGGACTGCGACTGCGACATCGTGCCAAGCTGGGGCAGCAGCAAACTCAAAGGATACGATCCGGACAAGTATCGTGAAATGTACCAGGCAGCCAAGGCTGCGGCCGGCGATGACGGCGACTGGCGTGACACGCTAGCCCAATTGAGACGCATCTATCACGATGAGGTCAATGATGGTGTGACTGCCCAACCGACGATTCGATGGAGCGGCAAATCGATTCCAATCAGCGCTTCCGAACTATCGAGATTGTCGGATTATAGCGTCAGGATGCCTGGAGATAGATTCTCCAACGACGAGAAGATCGCGGCTTTGATGGATTGGACCGGAGACAGCTACAAAAGTATCAACGGCTACCTGTTCGGCGGACGAAACCCGTCGAAAGACGTCATCCATCAGGTCGAATGCATCGACGAAGCGATATCCGACCATATCACCCGAGAACGTTTCACGGTCGACAGGCAGATGCGGTTGTCGACGTTCCACGTCAACGACATGGAGTCGCTTTTCGATTTGAATACCGGTCGCACCTTCGAACACATCGGCTACATGGCCACCAGCATCAAGGAGGGAGGCATTGACGTTGATGGGGAAGACCGCATCGCCACAAGAATCCTGGTACCGCCGGGAAGCGCCGGCGTGTATGTGGAGCCGATCACTCAGCATCCGGGAGAATACGAAATTCTTCTGCCGAGAGGAAGGGCTCTTCGTTTCGAAGGGCTTGGAGCATCCGACGGCAGACCGATCGTTTATCTGAGACTGCTATGATTGAGCCTATGGATCGTTCCGACCGTTTCACGTTTATGCCCGGTGATTTGAAGGAAGTCACCGATGAGCGCCATCTTGCGGAAATCAAACGCAAGTATGGCGATATCTCCATGCCACAGGACGAATATGAATGGGTCAGGAACGAAGGAAAGAAGCGCTGGTCCGTCGGCGACTATGTGTCGACCGACGAGCTGCGGTCCGAATACGCGCGAAGAAAAGCGCTGGGAAATCTCTGAATCCCAGAAAGCCATCACGTCGAAACGTGATGGCTTTTCTTTTACCTTTCACACCCCAGCGATGGGGCGGGGCGCAGCCATGCGCGAAACCAACAAGAATGGCCGTCAACTCGCCGGCGTCAGGCGTGGAAACCAAGAACAAGCAAAGGAGCCACCAACCATGGCAGAAGAAAACCAGACCGGCGCGGACGGCCAACAGGAGCCGGAACAGCACTCTCCGGCCCCAAAGGACGTGAACAACGCGAAGCTGAGGACCTTCACCCAGGAGGAAGTCGACCGCATAATCAACGAGCGTCTCGGCAGGGAACGCGGCAGGAAAAGCGACTACGAGGAGCTCAAGGAGAAGGCCGGACAGACTGCCGACCTCGAATCGAAACTCTCCAAGGCGCTCGAGGAGAACGAGAAGCTCAAAAGCGAAGCCAAACAGGCCGAACACGAGAAGGAGCTCTCCACGATACGCGCCAACGTCGCGGCCAAACACGGCATCACCGACCCGAGCGTCCTCGCGGGCGACGACGAGAAGCAGATTGGCGAATACGCCGAGAAACTCATGAAGGTGTTCGCCGACATGCGTTCCCGCGGCACGGTTGCGGACCAGAGCGCCCGCACCGGACAGGCCAAGGCTAAACATTCCAGCCGCGAGGACTTCGTCAACGCCATGAGCAACACGCTCCTGTGAGCCAACCAGCAAAACAACATTCATTTGAAAGGACAAACCATGACAGATCCGTCCATGACACGAAAAAGCAACGGTCTAGACCTCACCCCTGAAACCCAGGCGGAGATCTGGCAGACCGCAAAATACCAGAGCGCGTTCATGCAGCTCGTGCCGGAGATGAAACTGCCCGGCAACGGTGCTCGCGTGCCGATCATCATCGGCGACCCGGAGGCCGCATGGGTCAATGAGGGTGCGGAGAAGCCGAAGAGCGGCGTCACCTTCGGCAAGAAGGACATGCTGCCGTACACCATCGCGGTCATCATGCCGTTCTCCAACCAGTTCCGCCGAGACTTCGGCGCTCTCTACGACCAAGTCGTCGCGAAGGGGCCGGGAGCCATCGCCCGCACGTTTGACAAGACCATCATGGGCCTCGTCGACGCTCCGGGAGCGGACTTCGACACCCTGAAGAGCGCGCAGACCGTCAGCATCGGCAAGGACGTGTGGAAGAACCTGAACAAAGCCGACGACCTCGTGTCCGAAGCGGATGGAACCGTGGACGGTTGGGCGTTGAGCACCCAGGGGCGCAGTGTGCTCCGTCAGGCGACCGACAACAACGGACGCCCCCTGTTCCTCAACGGCACCGCCGCCTCCGACGTGAGCACCGTGCTCGGCAACCGCACCTACATCAGCAAGGGCGTTCACGTGCCCGCCGTATCCGAGACACCGGGACCTGCCAAGGCAGAGATCCTCGGCGTGTGCGGAGAATTCTCCTCCGCCGCATGGGGCTCCGTCGAAGGAATGCAGACCAGCATCTCCGACCAGGCGTCCATCACCATCGACGGCAAGCAGGTAAACCTGTGGGAGCACAACATGTTCGCCGTCCGAATCGAAATCGAAGTCGGGTTCCGTATCCGCGACATCAACCGCTTCGTCCTGCTCACCGCCTGACGGAGTCCGACATGACTGTCGAACCAGACGTGTTCGCCACCTCCGACGACCTCGAACAGAGGTGGCACAAACTCACCGACGAGGAACGTGAGAAAGCCGACACGCATCTCGCGGACGTGACCGACTACATCAAGGAACGCTCCCCGAACTGGCAGCGGCTCCTCGACGAACGGCCACGCCTGCTGACGAAGATCACCTGCGACATCGTCCGCAGAATCATGCAGGCCGACCCGTACGACATTCCCGGCGGCATCACGCAGATGAACCAGACCACCGGCAGCTTCAGCGAACAATACAGTTTCGGAGCGCCCACCGGCGATCTCTGGCTGCGCGACGACGAGAAACGCATCCTTGGCATCAACGCTCAGCGCGCGTTCAGCGTCGACATGGCAACGGGGGAGACGTCCTAGTGGAAACCATCGAAGTGTGGCGCGGCCAGTCCACCACCGACACGGACGGCAACCCCATCCAGGGCAAACCCGTCCGCGTCGGCACGTTCCAGGCGATGGTCGCGCCAACCTCTACCACCGACCAGACCGAGGAGAACGCCAGCCCGCAGACCATCGAATACACGATCCACATCCGCGGTAGCCAGCCGACAGGCATCCAAGCCACCGACCTGATCAAAGTCAGAGGCATCCTCCTGCCCGTCAAAGGAAAACCGCAAGTGTGGAACAACCTCCACGGACGCCACATCGGCGACGTCATCACCGTGGGCGAACGGGAAGGATAACCCATGGCCAAACGATGCAGATTCGTGTTCAACCGAAAGGCATTCAGCCAGCAGGTGCTGAAGAACGAGACCCTGCGGGGCCGCATGCGCGACGCCGCCAACGAGGCCGTCACCGACAGCCGGTGCATGGTTCGCGACCATAACGGCGCGAACCGAAACGGCGTGGCCATCCTCTGCCCCGCACCCGTGGAGAAGGCGCACGGCACATTGGAGGACACGCTCGGAAGGATGCGCGTATGAGCATCCCCATCACCCCACGGCGCACGGAGCCGCTGCTCCTGCCCAGGCTGCGGGAGCTGTTCCCGGACGTGACGTTCGACACGATCGAACGCAACGACCTCGAACCTCCCTTCACCGAAGCCACATTGGCCGACTCCATGCAAGGCATGAGCACTCCCATCTCCCAGGCCGTGCGACTGCGGCTGAGCGTGCGCTGCATGAGAGAGGACCATACGGGCGACTGGGACAAGGCCGCCCGCCTGTGGGCGGCAATCGCGAGGGAGATCATCAGGCTCGGAACCGTCGCGCCGCTCATCAGCGCGTCACTGGAATCCGGGCCGGTACGCATGACCGACGAGGACAAGAGACTGGTGTGCGCGTACGGCGTGCTCCTGCTCGAGGTATCCGTCGCCTGAACTGAAAACACAAGAAAAGACAAGCAAAGACGTGCCGCCACACGCAGAACGGAAGCGAGGTGCAGACAGGAATGTCTGACAGCAACGAAGAACCCATCGCCGTCGAACAGACGGCATCCGAAACCAGCCTGCAGGACGGGCTCGGATCGACCGACTATGGGTACGTGTCCAACGGCAATACCGCCGGCAACGTGCGTCTGATCAAGAACTACGCGCTGTTCCTGTTCCCCAAGGGCGACAGCACTTTCGTCGCGCCGACCGGCGTGAACTGGACGCCGCCGTCCAACAAGAAGCCGATCGGATACAGCACCGAGGACGGCGCCGTCCTGCATCCGGAGCCGGGCGACAGCACCGACTACAAGGCGCACAACGGCGACATCGTCCTGTCCGACACGGACCCGGGCTACTGGACGCTCCAGCTCGCCGCGATGGAAGGCCGCAAGGACGTGGTATCCGCCTACTTCGACGTGGACGTGGAATCCGACGGCGGCATCAGCATCAAGGGCGCCGGCCTGAAGAAGGAATGGATCCTCGTCCTGGTCGCGCTCGACCAGCAGGACCGCCCCTTCCTCCTGTACGGCACCAACGCGAAGGTGTCCGACCGCGACGACGTGAGCCTGAAATCCAGCGAGATCATGAACTTCAGCATGACGTTCAAGATGCTCAAGGGCACTAACGGCGAACAGTTCCACGCATGGGGCCTCGTCACCGAAGACGCCAAGTAGCCCATTGATTCTTCCCGTGCGGCCGATGGCGGTCGGCCGCACGGGACCATTACCCATAACCGCCGATAACCATGAAACGGAGACGAAATGAGCGACAACACCTACCATGTCGTGGACGTGGACCTTACCGACGCGGAGGAGCTCAAGCCCGACGTGCACCTCGAGGTCGCCGGAGCGAAACTCGACCTGCCGAACCTCAACAACGCGGAACTGCCCATCGAACTCGTGCAGGCCATCCTCCTGGTCAAGAGCAGGCCGACGCTCTCCGACGAGGAGACCAGCGCGTGCATGGCCGCGTTCCTCGCATACTTCGAGAACGCGCAGCCGAACTTCTGGACCGCGCTACGTAAGACCAAACGCCCGATGGCCTACCTCATCGCCACGGTGAAGGCGTGGGCCGACGAATCCGGACTGGACCCAAAAGCGTTTACCTCGCCCACCTCTGGAACAACCACCGCGCGGCGCTAGCCTACGACTGGATCCGAGCGTACGGGCAGATCTACAGGCCCGTACGCTTCCGGGAATGGGTTGAAGGCCAACGTCCACGAGTCGATTGGGGACTCGCCTGGGCGTTGACCCGCGAAATCCTCAAAGACCATACGAGCCACTCGTGGATGGCGTTGCAGAACGCCGTCTACGCGCCCGACGGAGCCGAACAGGCGGTCTGGACGCTGTCCGGACAACGCAAACGCCCATGGTTCGACCACGAGCACGACCCGCTCCGCCCGCCAACCCCGACGCACAACCTCACCCGCCGTCAACGCGAGGACAGGGAACGGCTCAAAGCCTACTTCCACATCAACGACGACCTCTGACTCCGACCGCCATCGGAATCCCAACCTACGAATAAGGAAACACGATGGCAGCACAGGACATAGGCGTCGCATACGTCCACGTCGAACCATCCGGCAAAGGATTCGGCAAAAGCATCGAAGGCGACATCGGCGACGCCGTCAGCAAAGCCTCTAGGAAAAGCTCCAACACCCTCATCTCGAAGATCGGCGGAGCATTCGGCAAAATCGGCAAGGTCGGCACAGGCGCGATCGCCACCATCGCAGGCGGCATCACCGCACTGGCCGCCAAAGGCGGCTTCACGCGCGCCCTCAACATCGAGAACGCGCAAGCCAAACTCAAAGGCCTCGGCCACGACAGCGCCAGCGTCACCGAAATCATGAACGACGCGCTCGCCTCCGTCAAAGGCACCGCGTTCGGACTGGGCGACGCCGCGACCGTGGCGGCCAGCCTGTCCGCCTCCGGCATCAAGGAAGGCGACCAGCTCACCAAGGTCCTCAAGACCGTGGCCGACACCGCGCAGATCAGCGGCCGTAGCCTGACTGACATCGGCACGATCTTCGGATCGGTCGCCGCGCGAGGAAAACTCCAGGGCGACGACATGCTCCAGCTCATGTCGAGCGGCATCCCGGTCCTCCAGATGCTCGGCAAGCACCTGAACAAGACCAGCGCCGAAGTTTCCGACATGGTCTCGGACGGCAAGATCGACTTCCAGACCTTCGCCGACGCCATGCAGGAAGGCCTCGGCGGGGCCGCGTTAAGCGCGGGCGACACGTTCCAAGGCGCGATGGCAAACGTGAAGGCCGCGTTGAGCCGACTCGGCGAGACCGCGGCCACGCCGGTCCTCAACGGCCTGCGAGTCCTGTTCAACCAGGCCATACCGCTCATCGACTCGTTCACCGCCGCCGTGAAACCGACGCTGGAGAAAGTCGGCGCCGGATTGCAGAAGGGATTGGAGCAGGCAATCCCCACAGCGCAGGCGAAGCTCGCCTCATTCTCCACGTTCGTCCGGAACCTGCCGGGGATCCAGATGCTCATGGCATCGGTCACGAGCCTCAGGGCGCAGCTGTCAGGCCTGGCTGCCGCGATGGTCTCGCTGACCTCCAAACTGAACCTCGGCGGCGAGGCCTCCTCGAGATTCGGCGGCATCGTCTCCGCGCTCGGGAATCTGCTCGCATCGGCCGCGCAGTCCCTGGCCAACGCCGCGGGATGGGCGAAGACGTTCGTCAACACGTTCATCGAGACAGGTGCTCTCCAGCCCTTCCTGCATGCGCTGGCGAACCTCGCCACCGGACTTGCATCGGTGGCCACGGCGCTCGTCTCGGCCGCATCGCAGGCGCTCGGCTTCGACAACTCCGGGCAGACGGCGGGATCGGCGGCACAGCGGTTCGCGGCGGTCCTCGACACGCTCACCGGCGCGCTCATGACCGTGGGCGGCTGGCTGCAGTCGGTCGGGCAGTGGGCGCAGCAGAACGGCGCGCTGGTGTCCGGCGCCCTGAAAGCCATCGCCGTCGCATTGCTCGCCGTCAAGGGCTGGGACATCGTCTCGACCGGGCTGAAAACGGTTTCCGGCGGACTGAAGGCCATCTCCGCGACCGCCTCCGGCGTGGAGAAGACCGCCACGGCCGCATTCGATCTGATCGGCAAATTATCCGACGTGGGAAGCGCGGCGGGCGGCCTGAAGCAACTCGCCAGCTCGTTCAGTATCGTCAAGGCCGCCCAATCGGCGTGGAGCTCGGTGACCAAGGCTGCTACCGCCGTGCAATTGGCATTCAGCGCTGCCTTGGATGCGAATCCGATCGGCATGCTTGTCGTAGCCATCGGCGCGGTCGTCGCCGCACTGACATGGTTCTTCACCCAAACCGAAACGGGCAAACGACTCTGGAACAGCTTCGCCACATGGTTCATGGGAATCTGGAACCAGATCAGCACCGCATGCCAGCCAATCCTGCAAGCCATCGCCATATTCATCACCCAGACCATGAGCCAAATCCAACAAATCTGGCAAACCGGATGGACACTCATCACCACCGTCCTCCAAAACGTCTGGAACACGATCGGCCCCATCATCATGACCGCGCTCACCGCGATCATCACCGGCATCCAAACATTCATCACCACCATCACACCACTCCTGCAAGCCGGAATACAGAACATCCAAACCATCTTCCAAACCGCCGTCACAATCATCAGCACGGTCTGGAACGGACTATGGAACACCATATCCACCGTCGTACAAGGCGCATGGACCATCGTCGCCACAGTCATCAGCACCGCACTCGCCGTCATCCAAGGCATCATCCAACTGGCGCTCGCGGTCGTCAACGGGAACTGGAGCGCCGCGTGGTCGGCCATCCAGGGCATCGTGTCGGCAGTGTGGGGCGGCATCCAAGGCGTCGTCTCCGCCGGCATCGGCATGGTCAGCGGAGTGGTATCCGCCGCATGCTCGACAATCCGGAGCGTGTGGGCCGCGTTGTGGAATGGCGTCGGAAGCATTGTGTCGAGCGTCTGGGGCGGCATCGTCGGCACCGTAAGCAACATGGTTGGCCGTGTCGGGAGCGTCGTGAGCGGGATCGGCGGAACCGTCCGGAGCGCGGTGTCCGGCGCGGGAAGCTGGCTCGTCAGCGCGGGACGCAACATCATCCAGGGATTGATCAACGGCATCACAGGAATGGTCGGCTCGTTGTATTCCAGCATCACCAACGCGTTGTCGGGCTTGGTGGACAAGGCCAAGAACGCTTTGGGCATCCATTCCCCGTCGCGTGTGTTCCGCGACGAGGTCGGCGTGATGGTCGGACGTGGCATGGCATTGGGCATCGACGATTCCGCGCATGTGGTCAGCCGTTCCATGGATTCGCTCGTCTCCACGATGAGCCTCTCCGACGCGGACTGGTCGAAGACCGGCAGGCTGAACGTCACGGCCGGCACCGGCGCCAATGCCGGCGACGGCGATCTGCGGGAACTCATCGCGGCCGTCGAATCGTTGCACGACGACCTCGGATCGATCATCGCCAGGTACACGCCGACGATAGGGGACCGCGACTTCGCAAGGAAGGTGAGAAGTGCAATCGCTTGAATACGCGTGCGCCGCCACAGGTGAGCGAATCGGCTTCGAAGGGCCTCTGTACGGCGAAACGCTCGCCGGACTGCGCGGCCGCGTCTGGGACTACAGCATCGGCGCACGCGGCCTGACCGGCATCACCCGCGGCGCGCGCGAGGAGACCGTCGCCGTGAAGATCCACGACTCGACCGCCACGCTCGACCTGCTGCGCCGCCTCGCCGACGCCGACATGGCCGCCGGCACGCCCGGCACGCTCGTCGCCGACGGCGAATGGGAGACCAGGGCGTGGATCGCGAAGAGCGAACCGCAGTCCATCACGCCCACGATGGTCGAGACGCAGCTGACCATCGTGCTTGCAGACGGCGTGTGGCGGCGCGGGACCACCGAACACCACGACCCGCGAGCCGACAAGGCCGGCGGCGACCTCGACTACCCGCACGACTACCCGCACGACTACGCCGGCATGAGCATCCTCGACACCGTGACCAACGCGACCGGCATGCCGCAGCCGGTGAAGCTCACGATCTTCGGCCCGTGCGTCAACCCGTACATCATCATCGGCACGAACCGGTACGAGGTCGACGCGACCATACCGGCCGGAAGCCGCCTCGAAATCGACGGCACCGCTGACGCCAGGACCGTCATCATGATCTCCGACACCGGCCTGCGCACGAACCTCTTCGCCAAGGCCGTGCGCGGCACCGGACGCGGATCCGGAACCTACGTCTTCGAACCGCTTCCACACGGCACGAGCACGATCAGCTGGGCCGGCGGATTCAAATTCGACCTGACCGCCATCGAAGAGAGGAGCGAACCGCCATGGACCTGATCGTCACCGACACGAACGGCACGCCGTCCGCCGCGGTCGCCTCGTGGACGCTCGACCTGGCATACGGGTCGGGGGAGAACGACTTCGACCTCCGATGCCCGGCACGTCTGCAGCCCGGATGCCGGTGGTGGGTCGACGGGACAGGCTGGGGCGGCATCGTCGACGACGTGAAGACCAGCGTCACCGGCGGCGAAGGCGAGCTGACCTACCACGGGCGCGACTGGCACGGCCTGCTCGCCTCGAAGATCCTCGAACCCGACAAGGGCAAGGACTACCTGACCATGAGCGGCACGATCGGCACGCTCCTGCGCACCGTCATCTCCCGTATCGGACTGCAGGACATCATCACCGTCACGGAAGGCACGTCCAAAACCGCACGCTGGCAGTTCGACCGGTACTGCGACGCGTGGAGCGGCCTGCTCAAGATGCTGCGCGCATCAGGACTGCGGCTGCGCATCACCGCAGCGCAGAACGGCGTGACGGTCGACGCGCCGCCGATCACGGCCGCCGGCGACCTCATCGACTCCGACCTCATCGACTTCGACGCGACCCTCGCCTCGCATCCGATCAACCACCTGATCTGCCTCGGCAAGGGCGAACTCAAGGACAGGATCGTCGTCCACTGGTACGCCGACCAGAAAGGCACGCTCAGCCACACGCAGACCATCAAAGGCGCGGACGAGCGCACAAGCGTCTACGAGCTCAGCAACGCCGACGCCGCCGAACTCGAGACCAAAGGCAAGACAAAGCTCCAGGAGCTGCGAGATACAGGCAGCATCGACGTGGACGTTACCGACGGCATCGACCTCGACGTGGGCGACACCGTGACCGGCCGCGACAACACCACCGGCATCAAGGTCACCGCCGAAATCACCAAAAAAATCATCAAAATCGAAGACGGCATCCCGACCGTAACCTACGAGGCGACCACCGCCTCAACGGAAACGACAGGGGAGACCGGAGGCGGCTCAAGCTCAGGCGACGGCCACGCCTACTACGCCGGCAGCGGCCTCACCCTCTCCAACTGGACGTTCAGCGCCGATGTGACCGCCGCCGACCTCGAAACGGTCCGCAAAACCGCCACCGAAGCCAACAAGGCCGCATCCGACGCCTCGGCCGAAATCGGAGGCGCCAGAGACCTCGCCAAACAGGCCGGCGTAAAAGCCGACACGGCCACCACCACGGCGCAGAACGCGTTGGCCGCGGCGCAGGCGCGAATCTTGGACATCACTGCATCGGATCCCATCACAGTGACCCGCACCGACGAGACGGCTGCCATCACCGTCGCACAGGCCACATCATCGGCGGACGGGCTCCTCGCCGCCGCAGACAAGAAGAAGCTCGACGGCATCCAGTCCGGCGCGAACAGGTACACGCTGCCAGTGGCATCCACCGCCACCCTCGGCGGCGTCAAACCCGATGGCACGACCATCACCATCGGCCCGGACGGCACCATCACCGCGCAATCCAGCGCGACAGCGGCATCCTTCCTCGCCGCACACCCAATCGGCTCGCTCTACTGGTGCGTCGCCGGAGACCCCAACGACCATGGCGGCACATGGAAGGAAATCCACACCATCATCGGCGGACACGTCTGGCAAAGACTCGCCTGAAAGGAACATCATGGCAAAAACCACGAACATCACCAAATACACATGCGACCGCTGCCACGACAGCGCATACCTCACCGACGGAGATCCGCGCACGTCAAGCGACTGGCACCAGATCAAACACACCACCGCGGACGGAGTGACGCAGGAGGCACTGGCATGCACCTCATGCCAGCAGGAATTCAAGAAACTCGCCGCCACGCAGGACGCGGCCTACACGGCATGGCTTACCGAGGGAAAGGACTGACATGACCACCACGCTCATCACAGGCAAGGGCGGCACACCGCACATCACCAGCGGCGACATGGGCGCCATGCAAGCCGGGGTCATAGGCAACGGCAGCTACCTGCTGCAGGGGGCTGACGGGAAATTCCCCGCGGTCACCATGCAGGACGCCAACCATGCGCTGATCCCCGTCCTCAACCTCGTGGTCGAAGGACGATACGCGCGAGTCACCGAGGCTGAGACCGCGACCATCGAAAGCGGCGTGAGCGGCCGGAACCGCAACGACCTCGTCTGTCTCAAATACACGCGGAACGGTCAGAACATCGAGACCGCTGCCATCGCCGTGCTCAAAGGCACGCCAAACACCGGAACGGCCGCCGATCCGACCGTCCCGTCGGGCAGCATCCACTCGGCCTCCGGCACGGTGTGGATCCCGATCGCCCGCATCCCGATCAGCGGGATCACGCCCGGCACGCCGGTCATGCTCATCAAACAGCTGCCTCCCATGTCGAAGCTGTGGGATTCCGTAACCCAGCTATGGAAGCCGCCGTATACGAACGACAGACTCACTCTGTGTCGGGTCGGACGCGTCGTCACAATCAACGGCAACGTCAAGTTCACCGGCAGTGGACAGCAGAACTACTCGACGGCGAATGAGACCATCCCAGAAGCGTTCCGTCCACTCGCCGACATGAGCATCATCGCGTTTCCGTCCTGCGGTTTCAGCCTGCTTGTCGAGCGTGGCGGGAAGGTGCGGATGCTAGGCGACCCGAAAGCCGCCTACTCCACGGCGCACGGCTGTTGGATGACGGAATAGTTTTCCGTAACCCTTACTTTTGGCAACAGCAACGTTAGTGGCGGACCGTACCCAATCGGTAGGGTATCTAACCCAAATGCGATCAAGTCCTTGAATGGCAGAGCCACACTGTCGTCCGGAACGACAGTGGCGATTCCATTCATCCACCCGTCATACCTGCAACGTTCGGTCCAAGTATCGATTGCACCTGATGGGACAGTCAATCTGCTCGTCGGTCCTGAAGTTGTTGTCACAGGTGGAATCGTGGAAATCCATTTTTAGTAGCTTTCCGTAACCC